ACCCTTAGGTGAAGTCCACTGTGACTTACGTTCTGACCATTTGATCCCAGGTATAGCACGAGGGTATAACTCCTGTGATTTCTGTATTAGTTCTCTTAGTTCTTCTGTAGTGTGACGTACAAGTAGACCTGAGAAGTTAGGGTCATTTAGTCCGTGTAAAGGATCAGCCAACATAGCATATGATTTACCTCCGCCAGCTGCGCCGCCATATAGTACTTCTCTCTCTGATGAACTCAGAAACGAGGTCTGGGGGCCAGGGTTAGGCTTAAACACTATATCTTGTGCTAACTCCTCATCGTAAGCAGGAGCAACAGCCTGTGCTGGAACAGTATCTCTAGGTGTGTCTATCTTCTCGACTACCTGTACCTGAGTCTGCGTAGGCTCCAACACCTTGGGTTTCAAGCTTTTGGATTTCCTCAAGGGTTTCTTCGAGCCACTTGGCAAACTTGCGTTTAATAGCAGATGCTTTTCTACGTCTTTGCTCAACTTCGATTCTCTTCTTTAGTCCCATATGAGATATATAGCGACCTGTTTCTTTGCTCAGCCATTGTGCTACTGCACGATAACTATACTGCTTAAGGTGTCTCTTTGCAAGATCTAAAGCTTCAAGCTCCAGACGGACAGGTATCAGAAGCCTATCATTGTCTGGAGCTAGGACATACCCCCAAGGTATCTTTGTTGTAACACGAACTATTGTGTGCCACTCTTTTTCTTTGCCTACGGTTGGCTTTGGTAATTGCCAGAATCCTAGGTCTCTTGTTGGAATACTTATTCGTTTGTGCCTTCTTTTGGTGGTAGATAGAAGATGCCACCACTTGATGTGACATCTACTTTATCTACTTTACCAAGTCCAGCGCGGTCTAGCAAGTCTTTTGCTGCAACCATTTTTTCTTTTATGCCTAGCTCAGTAGGATCAGAAAGAGCACCCACCATAGCAACTGCAGCTTTAGGAGCAGTACGGGCAAAATAGGTACGAGTCTTCTCGCCTATCTCATCCTTTAGGGATTCAACAATAGCTGTAGTGCTGCTGCTGTCCCCGTAACCTGCCAGCCTTTTAGCTGCAACAGCATCACCATTAGCTTCATCGAATAGTACTTCAAGAAACTTGTTTTGCTTTTCGGTTAGATTTCTCGCCATATATATGCTCTCTTATCTCGCCACGGCTAATGCCAATGTCGTGTAAATCTCTGTCACTCATATTGTTAAGCAACCAAAGATTGGCTCTTACTTGTTGTGTTATTTGTATTGATTCGTGTAAAGCTTTAAGCCATAGTGAAAATGTTTTAAACATGTATGTTCTCCAGAACGATACTACAAAGTTATTTTGTAGCTTTCTGGAACATAGTTATACTCGTATAGTTATACCATACTACAGATAATAATGCAACCCCGTCATGCTTTAACGTGAAGGGTTATAATATTGACGTACAGATATAAAGACTTCTAAATTAGAAGCACCATCAAATGCTAGTATCTTATCACCAGCATGTAAGTGTATTCTATCAGAAGTAATAATGTTATATACGTCTTTACCTGCTATAGATTTATCATTTACAATATTATGGTACGTATTTGTATCTGCGTGATACCATTGCACTGTAACATTCTGTACGTTAGTGTTACCATTAGATATATGTAAGAAGTCTATAGTTGCATCATGGTTAGGTGGACACTTATAAATTAAGTTAGCACTAGCATCGCCTGATGTGGCTGTGACAATAACTGCTTCTGTGTCTGTGGTATAGTTACGAGTATCTACCATTACTCATCAACCCAGGCTTCATTCTCTGGTGTGTTAGGATCATCTTTAACGTAGTGACCTTTGGCTGTACGTGCACGTTTCTTACCCTCAGGTGCTTTAGACTTTTTCTTAGGCTTATCTATAACAACCCCAGCACCCCTACAAATATCTGTAACATTTGGATCATTACAAAAAGCATTGCCAAATCTATCTTCTGCAGCAGCTTGATTGCCACGATCATCCCAAACACAACCATCTACATCTACTGTGTAGCCATGTTTTTCTAAAGCAGTTTTATATTTTTCATAAACCTTCATAAGTCTATCCTTTTTTCATAGGTCTAGACGCTGGGTTAGATGCACCGCACATACCGCCTTTGTTCATCTTCATAGGCTTCTTAGTCATGCCACCATAGTTGTAACCCATCTTCTTAGCTACTGCAGGTGCTTCTTTTTTTAGAGCCTTCATACCTTTGTTCATCATGTGATTTTCCTTTTAGCCATTACTTTTTTCTTTGCTGTTGCACTCAACTCATTCAGGTGAAACAGTTTCTTACTATTCTTACCGTGTGTCTTGCCAGAATGCATATCCCCATTAGGCATCTTATGCATACCGCCCTTATGTTCAGTACCATCTCTAAAATAATGTGGAACACCCTTAGCCATTACGTTGTCCTTTTTCTCCCTGAGGCTGTAGTAGACCACTTAACCTTAGCAGGTCCTGTCTTCTTAGCCGCTTCCTTCTTACTTATTTTGCTCGCCACTTTTTTGGGACGACACGCAGGATAAGGTCTGCCACTTTCTGAAGTACCCGACCTACCGCATTCTTTACCTGTTTTAACATCTGTCCATTCCTCTCCGAACCATTTACCTAAACCACCCTTAGAAAATCCTCTACGACCTACAAGAACGTGCTGACTACGTGACTTTGTTTTTCGTCGTGCCACTATACTTACCCCCAGCTTTTTTGTATTCCTTAGTAAGCCAAGCAGATGCATAAGCGCTGGGCCATACTTTAAACTTCTTTTTAGCCAGAGCTTTCTTCTGGTTATACAATTTCATATTTGTTGGCCTAGGTGCTGCCATTACCACTTCACCTTATCTGCCCAGTAAGCCGCTGAGAGCTTACCCTTTTTAATATTCTTAGCGTGTCTAGCCTTAAAGCTTGCACGTTTCTTCTTCATCCTATCAGATTCACCAGCCTTAGGTTTACCTGCTGTAGATGCACCTTGTTCACCAAAGCGAATCATCTTAATAGTATCACCTTCTTTAGCTAATACTACGTGAGATTTAGTAGGGTGCTTAGGTGTTCGCTTAGGTTTATTGTAACCTTCAAACTTCTCACCTCTATATTCAATAGCCATTATAAAGGGTTATCCGCTAATTCATCGTAGGCTTTCCAGATATCATCTACTTCAGTTTGTAGTGTATCTAGAGTATCACCTAGTCCGTCTGTTATAGTTGTAGCCTTATCAACCTGACTACGAAGATCTAGTAGTAGCTTCTGTTGTTCTAGTATCTGCTGCATGTTAGTCGTTAACTGGGCAAGCTTCTGGTTTAAACCTCGTACATCATTATCAGCTATAGCCTGTTCTAACGTTTGTATACGAACTATGAGTTTACCTTCTAGCTCCTGTACATTAGTTAGGATTAAAGAGTCTAACGTTATAATCTCACTGCTTAACTCATTATCTACTTCAGTTAGGTTGCGCTGGGCTACAGTCTCTACAGATGTTATGCGTTTATCCATAGCACCTGTCTTACCATCTAGTGTACCTATACGGTCTAATGATTCTCCTACATCAGCTTCTACACCATAGAAACGATTAAGTGTATCGTAACCAAAGTATATACCACCAGAAATAGTTGAAAGGACAGGGACAGCTACTGCCATCATCCATCCTTTAATATTATAACCGCCTATACTAAAACTCATTGTGTTGGCATCGCTCCATATTCATTTATGTATTCACCTGCAGCATATATCTCAGAAGCACTCTTCATCTCAGGTGTTAGATATCCTTGGAAACCTGTACCAAAGCTGGAGTCACCCCAAGTAATTACAAACTCATCTATGTTCTGAGTATATGTAATTGCTGTATAGCTACCTACCATAAAGTTGTTAGCTGCTGCATAACTATCTACAGTAGCTGTTAAGTCATCGTTGTTTGCAGCTGCCATATAAGCACCAGCCTGTTGAGCAAAGGTTTCTACAGCCGCTACAGCCTCATTATACTCGTTAACTTCTGCTGTGTCAAGGCTGTACTCATCTGTAGATATCATCTCTTGTAGTGCTACTTGCTCAGGCTTAGTGTCAGCATCAGCTGCTACACTGGTTACAGATACTGCTGTCATAACTATAGCTGTTGCAGCAGTAAGATTGTCTACTGCCGTGTCTAAGCTATTCATGTTAGCCGCATGTTCTTGCATAAACATCTGCTCAGCTGTTTCAGCTATGGCATAGTCATGGTTCAGTACAAGTTCTTTAGCATCTAAGTAAGCATTCAACTCAGTTGAAGTAATAAGCCCATCGTCAAAGGTATCATCATTAATAACACCACCAATAGCCGCATAACCTACAGCACCAACAGTCATAACAGCTGATTCAGTTATACGATCTTGTATATCACTGATCGAAGCTATGAGTGCATTAATCTTTTCCTGACCCGTCATTGAATATTCGGGTGGTTGTAGCGACTCTGCGTTTGCTAGTGCGGAAACGCTCACTAAGGCTGAGCTTAGGAGCATCATCTTCAACTGTTTCTTCATCTTCATCTTCCTCTCCTACCCTTAATAGGGTGTTCCAAAATTCTTGGTCTGTCTCATACCCAACAATATAAAGTGTTGGACTCTCTCTGTATTTCTTTATCGCCGCTTTTCCCATTAACAGCTTCCCTGTCTTACTATCGTTGATAGGGCATGGCGTATTCGCTAACATCATACTTCTAAACACTACTGGGTCTTGGCACAGAATAGATATAGCTGATACCTGTAACCCTAATCCACCTACTTGCTGTGGTGCTCCTAAGAGCCTAGCGTTCTTTCTACGGTTACAAGCCTTATCCTGAGTCATAGTACCAGAGGATAGACCTAGTATGCTTACCTGTATCCCAGTTGAACTTGGTAGTAAGCAACTGTCGTTACCACCGCCACCCATCATAGTAGGGGCTATCGCTGACATTACAGGTGCAGCTGAACCAGCGCCCGTAGCATTATAGTTATTCGTTATAGTCTCATCAGTGTTGTTACTATCAACGTTTGAATCCTGGTAGTTGTTACTGAAGTCACCAGTAATATCATTCGCTCCTACACTCGTCCCTAAAACTGTTACGAATACTACTATCTTCACATAGTAGCTGTAGAGCCGCGTCTTCCTGTCCAATAATAGCAAGTGTCTGAGCATTTTGGTTTCTCTGGCATACGTCATCATCGACACGACAGGATGCTGTATAGGTTATAGTGGTACATCCTAGTAGTAGCACAAGGGGAATTAGCTTAACCCACATTGTCACGTTTTCTATTAGGGTCTAATACTTCATATTTAGTGAGGTAACCCTCAAGGTACATAGCTCTCTCTACATGGTCTAGAGTGTATCGCACTCCAGTGTCTGCTTCTATAGCTGTTCTTACATAGAATACATCAGACTTAGGAATATGTACACGTTGTAGTTTTCTTACATCATTATCTGCTATAGCGTCGTAGAACTCTTCAATAACATTCTCTGATGCGTATAGTTGTATTCTTTTGTTACGCATTGTCAATACTTTTTTTATAAGGAAAGAGGTACGTGACGTAATTACATGCAGGAGGGAGGAGACATGAGGAGGAAATACACACAATATACGCCACGTACAGTAGTGTAACACTTATGTTTGTTACTTTTATGTGTGTTACATACGTATTAGTATACAGCAACACAGTAACACTTACAAGTAAAAACTTTATCCTAGTTTAACTTATTAATATATATTACTTTATTAAGAGTTAAAACACTTAAGTGTAACTATACTGCTCCTGCTCCGCAGTTATACTCATAAAAACACCCTAGTCAAGCCCTAATTTGTATTATATTGTAAGTTTTTCTAGATTGTTGTACTTTTGTGCCTGTACGTATACGAGGGGACCTAAGTCAAAATTCACTTCTGTGTGTTTGTACATATATACGTACCCCCCAACCCCCCCAGACCCAAGCCCAAAACCCTAAAAAAAAAAAATAATAGTTATTTCTATGGTCAAAACACTTCTAAGTTACTGTAATCATTACATAAAAGTACTGATACAGCTTCAATTAACTGTAAAATAAGCGTAGTTTTGCGACATATTTACAACACTGTGTCGTTTTTACAACAGGGATGTATGAAAACACAGACCCCAACATAAAGTGTGACATATATACCACCCCACCAGGTAGTGTGACATTTTTACCACAGCTCTTAGTTTATCATTCACTATTAAACCATTTATCTAAATATATAGTTCAACGTTAAACCATTATCATCAAGTAATATAGTTTAATATTAAACCATTTAGTTGGAACAAAAGTGAACACGTCACTGACGGCATCTAGAGTATTCCCATAGGCTAAACCACACAAACAAACCTAGAGCGTCTCAGTGGTTAATTTTTACACAAATGCTAATACTTTTTTAGTGCTATTATATAGTATAACAAAATCCAAAAGAACAAAAGGAGAACACACCAGGTTTTTGCAAGCAGCCTAATATTTTATATTTTTTAAAATAAATGTATTGTCTTTTGTGTAATTTGAATTTATAGAATAATGTATTGATAATTATTTAGGGCGTTAGCTATGACAACAAAACCATATTACACATTATTTATTTACGATTTAGAGCTCAAACAATGGGATAACGAATTTGGTGCTTATACCAAAAAAGAATGCTTAGAAGAATTGCATGATAGCTTTTATTATACCAAAGCAAAACACGCTAAAATAATTAAAAACGATGGTAGCTTAAACGCTATTAGAAAAATGTATAACGATCTAGAAAAGGTAACAGTATAATGGAAAAAGCATTCGCAATAAAGGCAGATATAATTAGGTCGCATAAGGAAACTTTAGGTTTTGAATATGAGACTAGGCTAGTCTGTGGTGCTTTTCCGTGGGGAAAATATAAACATGCTTATTACGTTTCAACAGATAGTGATGAATTGCCTAAAAAGTTTGTTAGTGAAGAAAGCGCTAACAAATTTATAAAGACACTTAAAACATATTCACAAACTGATAAACATATAAAGATAATAAATTTTTCTATTGTATATTATAAGTAATAGTTAACTTTAACATTAGCATTCTTTTGAGTGCTAACAGTAGAATTAACTTAGTAGAAAGAGAAAACAAAATGTATAATAGAGACTGTAAAGCAATCGCACAACATGCAAGCAAATCCCCACAAGGTTTAGTTGATGTAATAGAATT